AAGTGTGTATACAAGAAATTGTATCGAGAGTTCGAATCTCTCCTTCACCGCCAAATTCTGAAAACGCAAACCCCTGATTTTCCTAGAGAAAGTCGGGGGTTTGTGGTTTTTGACGTCCAAAAAATGCCCTCATGGGACCACCATGGGACTGGTGCGCTCTTTTGGTGCGGTATTTGGGATTTGATGTCTAGCGATCAATGCCCAGGTTTTGGGCTATAGATGTCATAAGCAGAGTCCCATGAGGGTCAACCGCCGGTTCAGCTAACATTCATTCAACAGGGAGCATTGTATGAAAGCTAAATTTGATCCAGATGGAATCTATGACGTTATTGATCCGGAAGGTTTTAAGGTAGGAGTAATAAAGAAGGGTCAGTACTTTGAAGGAGACTGGCAGGTCGGTAGCGTGGAAGGAGACAACTTCATCTACAACGGTCTGCTGGCCGGTAACATAGAGGGGCTGACGTTAACCCGTTTAGATTCCCCTGATGTACTAGAGACGCGTTTCTTGTTGAAGCTACAAACCGGAGTAACGGTGTAATGGCTAGTTATCGCGGCTGGGAAACAGCTACCTCACTACTTTTGGCTTATGAAAGTCTTGCACGAGCTCACGAAAACACACTACGGCGGGCTCAGGCAGGGGCTGACTCTTCTCATCCTTACCACAGCTACATGCACGCGTTCGGGCTTTTGATACTCAATGCTTCAGTCATTGAGGGAACAATGCGTACGATTTTGACCGAGAAGGTCAGATCCGACCTCGACACTGCGATTATGCGAGGCGTGCGCGAGGGCCGGACTGAACACGATTCTCCTACCCGCCTGCTGCAGAAATTCTTGGTAGACCTTGAAACCTCGGGTGGTTGGGAAAACCTGGTGAAAACCAGTGGTATGACGTACTACGGATCACCGTTGGACCAAGATGTTTCTGCTGAAGTTAAGGAAGGCATTCACGCCCTATTCGTTCTTCGTAACGTATTAGCACACGGTACGACCTTAATTCAGCCTGCTACGAAGATGGAGGACGATTTGAAGGGGCAATACCCGTTCATTTGGCAGTCGAAGCTCGGTGGAGTCGCCGCTTACCTAGAAAAGCGGTTCAAGCGCGGCGGGGTATTTGAAAACCTTGCAGATCCAGAGATCCCTGAACATTTTATGGAGTTGACCAAGCAGTTTTTTACTCAGATCGAGACTAGGTTCGCCCCAATAAATGAGCGGGCAGCGAACACAATTGACCTGATTAAGAGATACCGGTTTGGTAGTATTAACTTTACTCAGTAAGTTTCGTCATTGTAGCTACGAATAACGCCGCTTATGTTCAAAAGGCCCCCACATTTGGCCCAGGTGTGGGGGCCTTTTTGTGTGCCGGCGGAAACCAACACCCCCTAGACTGGTATACCAACACCCCCTACAGTGGTTTTACGCACTGCCAGCCACTCACTCGAAAAGGAATTGCCCCGTGCCGTTACCCGTAACCCCGTACTTTGAGCAGCGCCTGGTTGTCGTGCGCACGCTTTCCCCTGAGGTGGCCGCGCTGGCCGAAGCCATCGCCGCCGCGCTAAAGCCGGAGGTGTTGGAGGAGTCTGCTGATCGTCAGAACCAAAGGTTGTTTGACCGGATGTACGAAGTGGCCCACCAGGACGTGGCCTGTGCGTTACGCCTGGCCGCTTGGCTGTATGTCTATGTGCATTTCAAGGTGCTGACCTTGGCTGAGTTCGACGCCTTTATCGGCCGAGCTATAGCGCTGGGTGGACCTAAAGCGGTGGTTGATCATGACCTCGCGTGACAGTAACGCCGTACGCTACCGCCTGCAGGATGCTCTGGAATTTTGGGGGGAGCGCTGGGTGCTGGACGGCCAGCAGGTGACTTGCCCGGGTTGCCTGACCGAACAACTCGCCCAGGATGCGCGCGCGCCGTTTATGCACGCCGACGGCTGCCCATTGGCCACCGAATTTGCCCAGCAGCCTTGGGTTGAACTGCGCGACCTGCTGGCCGACCTGCCGACAGTGCCAGCATGAGCGGGGTTTTCTCCATGAGCGCCATCAGCCTGCCGGACCTGATCCGTACCAAGTTGGGCAACCACCTGGCGCGCCTGGGGCGGGTGACGGATCTGCGCGCCCTGGAGCTGGCCCAGGAACGCGCGGAAGGATTTGTGGATGGTGTGGAGGCAGCGCGCGCGCTGACCCCGGCCACCATTGAGGGGCTGTTTATTGCGGTTGATGAAGCGGCCGCCGCGCGGCGCCGGGAGCTGACGCCATGATCGATGAGGCCATCCAGTCGGACACGCTGAAGGCCCTGGTAAGTCAACACGCGATCCGTGAGGCGGTGGTAGGTCGCGTTGCCGGCGACGATGCTAAGTGGACGCTCTCGATTCGCCTCGGTGGTCCCACGGCGCGCCTGGTGCCGGTGCGCTCCCGGCGGGAGCCGCTGCGCACCTGGGCGAGCCTGACGGCCGTAGGCCGCTTTGCCGAGTCCGTGGGACTTACGGTGTTTAGTGTAGAACTGTGACCGGCGACAGCTTTAATGCCAGCTGCAGCATTCCCACGACATCTGGCCCGTCCTCATTGATCCACGTCCCGTAGTGCTGGCGAATCATGTTGCCGTTGGTATGCCCCATCTGTTCGGCGATCCAATCGATAGAGGCAATGCCCGTCGTCAGTAACTGGCTGGCGTATGTGTGCCTGCACTGACCAGGGCCGCGATAGCGGACCCCGGCCGCGAGCAAATGCGCCTTAAAAAAACGGTCACGCACGACAAAATCGTTGGCGTGCGGCAGACCGGATTTGGTGTTTAAGAACACAAAATGCAGCGTGTGCCGGCGCACGGTCTTATTGTCCCGCTCAACAATGTCCACGGTTTCCGCTTTTCGCCGTCGAGTCAGCGCGTCGACCTTGCGCAGTGCCTCCCAAGCGGGAGCCAATAAACGCACCCTGCGCATCGAGCGCCGCGTTTTCGTCACACGGTAGGCGCCGCGTACCTTCGATCGACGAAAGGTCACCGTGCCGTGTTCCAGGTCGACGTCTTCCCACGCCAGGGCGATGGTTTCAGACACCCGAGGACCGGCCCAGATCATGAACTGCACCATCAACAGCTCAAGCGTGCGGGTGGTCGGTGTTTCCAGGATCTGTTTGATTTCCGCCCGGGTGAACGGATCGGGTGCCTCGGGATCGGGCAGGCGCACCATCAAGCCTTCGGTGGGGTCGTGTGCAACTTTCATCCTGGTGCGGTACAGACGAAACACCTGGCGCACGTTGCTGATGATATCGCGGATGGTCTTGTTCTTGAGGGTTTTGGACAGTGTGCCCTGGATCCACTCCTGCAGGTCCAGGTGATCGATCGCATTGATCTGCACCTTGCCCCAGCGCGGCCGCACATGCACTTCGGCCTTGTTGGCGTAACCCCGGTAACTCGATGCCGCCACGCTATTGGCCTTGATCCGCAACCACAGGTCCAGGTAATGACCAAACGTGTTTTCAACCAGCCTGGCCGAATTGGGAAAGTGGCGTGCGTAGTCAAAGGTGCCCGCTTGGATTTCGTATTCGATGATGGCGAGCAAGCGCTTGGCCTGGGCAACGTTCGCCGGTGTGTTCCCTCCAGGTAATGATTCGCGGCATTTATCGCCGTCGTATTGAAAATAGATTCTCACGGAATTACCGCGAGCTTCGACCCCACTCATGTAAACCCCTAACGCTGTACTCGTATAGCGACAGTCTGACGATCGGAAACGAAAAGGCCCGTTTCCGGGCCAAGTATCTGGAAGCGCATCTTCTGGTGGACGCGGCTTATGGCTTGGGCTTGTGGTCACGCAGGTGGGCATTCAGCCGTTGGCGTTGCCGGCTGCATTGCTCGTGGTTGCTTTGGGCGCGCCACCGACCGCATACGTCGCAAACGCTGGTGTAGTCGATGTTCCAGGGGAAACGTCGTGCGCGACTTGCATGGGATTGCTTAGGCATGGCGCGCCTTCCCCCGGTATGCGGTGTTGGCGAGCAGCTGGGCGACGACAGCCGCATCCGTTTCGCTCAGTTCGCCCAAGGTGCTGGCCATCTGACTGAGGCTTTCGAGGCGAGTGCGTGATTCAGGGGTTTTGTGCACCAGGTAGCCAATGACGGCCGCGCCGATAATCGCGGTGGCCACCAGGTGCCGCGCCGGTGTGGTAGCCTTCGCGGCGCTGCTGCTTAGGTTCTGTGCTTGCATGGTATAGCCCTCTGTTGCGGTCGGGTGTCGAGGAGCTGCAACTCCTCGGCACTGTTTTTTTAAGGTCAGTCCTTGCGGGCCAGGTGGATCACCAAGCCATCAAACTTCGGCTCATGTTCACTGCATGATTGCCATTCCAGCACCCTCAAAATCTGTTGCCGGCTGCAGTCGTCCACCAGGATTTCGCGTTGGCCACCGGCTGCGCGCACTTCCAAAATCTCCAGCAAACCATCCTCTCCATAAGCCTCGGCGCGGATGATCGGCGCACTTTCTCCCGTGAAGTCCAGACGGTCCTGAACTGACTGGAGCTTGCTGGCTTTGCCGTCGCCGGCACTGCCCATAAACACTTGGATTTGCATCGGTCTTACTCTCCTTTACGCCTTGAAGGTCCAGCACTTAACTGTGGTCGGCCGGGGTTGTGAACATGGGTTTCGGGTGTTGAACGCGGCACGTACAGCGCTGTGCACCGCCTTGTTGCTGTCCAGAAACTTGCGGGAACGGGACTCTTTGAGCAGATCGCGCAACGTGGCCACGTCGGCTAACTTCTGTTTATGTTCGGCGGCGCGCTCGCAGAATTCGTTGAGGTTGATAGCAATCACAGTGGGGTCGCTGCTGTGGTCGACCACCGGGTCTTCGCTCAAGGATTCGAGGTAGTCGTAGACCTCCCAAAACTCGGCCACGGCCGAATGATCGGAGCTGATGGACGCCTGGCGTTCGATGGCCATCCGCACGATCTGACGCTGGGTGGCAGCGACCTGGGGATCGCTCAATTTCAACACCAGGCGCAGGCAATCCAATAGCGAGAGCAGTTGCGCGTGGTTCTTGCTGATGCGCTCGACACGGAGGTACCCGCGCAAGTCATAGCCGCAGCTGCTGCAGTTGCCCTGGTCGCTGGTGTAGGCGGTACCGCAAGCAAAACAATGGGTATGCAGGCGGCGCAGCTTCGCTTCGTGTTCGGGCATACGCTGGGCGAACAACTCAAGCACCGCGGACTCTTTGCCCACTGCCCGCAACAGGAAGTGGCTGAGGGTGCCGCCATCCAGTGCGTTCAATTGATCAGCTGCCGCACGGCTCTGCGGTGTGACTGTTGGGCGCACAAAGTGCAGTTTCACAATGCGCGTCATGATCGCTTCGTGAGCGACCACAGCCGCGTTCTGGCTGATTGCGATCGTTCCCCGGAATGGTGGCTCGTATGTCTCGTTACCGGCCGTCTTGACGCCCTTCGTAGCCAGGGTGCCCCCGCCGAAGAAGTCTTTCAGCTCGTCCCATTCAAAAGTTTTAGCGTGCGCTCGATCATCGCTGTGGCGGTCGGCTTCCAGGAACACAACTGGCATACCAGAGACCTGGCCCATCAGGCGCGAGCGTCCGGCCTTGGTCGACTTCATGGGGTCGAAGCCCTCATAGCCTTCACGGCCGAGGAGTTTCCAAAGGAGATTCAGCAGGGTGGTTTTACCGGCGCCGGCCTCACCGGTGGCCTCCAGGAACGGGAAGGACTGGTAACGGGCGCGGATCTGTTCGCAGAACAACGAGCCGAAGAAGAACACCAGTGCGACGAAGCCTTGGGCGCCGAAGCAGGTCCACAGCAACTGCACCCACTTTTCATCAAAGCCCTTTGCTTCGCGCTGCAGCTTGATGGGGACTCCTTTCTGCAGGGTTTTCAGGCGCAGCTTGCCGAACTCGAAATAGTCTTCGCTGTTGACCTTGTAGGTGGTGCCGTCCTTGATCGCGATGTCACCGTAGACGTAGCAGGCGTATTCCTTGCTGTAGCCCACGTAGTCGATGGTCGACACAGTTTTGATGCCGAACAGTTGGTCCTTCATGAGCTTATCGAGCTGCTGGCCACTGCCGGTAAACATCGCACCTGCCGCCATGCCTAGCAGTCGCTTTTTGAATTCGCTCGCGGCTGACAGCTGGCCACTGGTAAAGGTGTTTTTCACGCTTTCGGAATCGTGCGGGAAGTCCCCGCGCAGGTAGTACCAGGACTCGTCCGTTACTTCGTTGCGCTGGAAATAAAGGGCTTGCGGGTAGCAGTTGGCAATCTCCACAACACTGCCGGATTGCTGCAGCGCCTTTT